CATCAGCGGCAGCGAACCGGCGACGTTCGCGCCGACGTTCAGCGTCTTGGCCACCTCGCCCATGGATTCCGGGTCAGGCGTCCAGTGGTCCACCGCGCCGCTGCCGTACTTCTCGACCGCGCCAAAGTAGGACTCGGTGATCGAACCGCCACCCCACGGCGCGAACGGGTTGGCGATCTTGTCGACCACCATCGCGAACGGTGCACCGGCCAGCATCACCGTGCGGCCTGCGCTCGCCGAGGGACGCAGCAGGCCCTTGCCCGCCTCGTCGACACCCTCCAGCGGGTCAACGGCGCTCTTGGGCTCGGGCAGCGGCAGGATGCTGGCCTTTTCGGCCTCCGCCTGCCCTGCGGTGTCGAGGGAGTAGAGGTCGCCCATCACTGCACCTTGATGCGCAGGGCGTCGCCGGTGATGTCCCGGACGAACTCGCCGTTGGAGTCGATCAGCATGTACATCCCGTCGCCCACCGCGCGCAGGCCGTAGTCGTCGAGGTCGTCGCTGCCGAAGCCCGGGATCGCGCGCTTGGCCAGCTCGAGCTGCGACTGCAGCTTGTCCTCGAAGTCATCGGCCGGCATGCCCCAGGGCGGGAACACCGTGGTGCCGTTGTTGGTGTAGGGCTCGCCGAGGACGGCCTTCACCGCCTCGTCGAATCGATCTGGGTCGAACTCACCCGATGCATCGCCGATCTCGGCGGACGAGGCGGCGTAGTAGGCGCGCACCGAATCCTTGGCGGCTCCGCTGGCGCCAGGGAACAGGGCGAACGCCGTGCCGGTGCGCTCGTTGAAGGCGGCGTCGAACTCCTTCGGCGGCGGCATCACGAACGGCTTGCCCTTCACGCCCTCGGGACTGGCGGCCGGGTTCAGCAGCGCGCGGCCGCGCAGCATCTTGCCGGCGACGTCGCCAGCGTCGATCTTCTTGTCGCCGACGGTGACCGCGCCGATGGTGCCGTTGGCCCGGCGCTGCGACCCGAACAGAACGCCGGCGTACGCGGCCACCGGGTCGTTGGGGGCGATCTGCGCCATCACGGCGTTGTAGGCGGTCGGGTCTTTCACCGAGGTGGACAGGACGGCGAACAGGTTGGCCTGCTGCTCGGGCGTGCCGCGCTGCACCGTGGTGGCCAGCAGCGACGCCTCCTGCGGCAGCAGCGGTAGCATGCGCACCTCGGGGCCGTACTGCTTGCGCATCGCGCCCAGCGTGGCCATGCGGTCGGACAGTGCCGCGCCGATGGCGCTGGCGTCACCGGACTGCAGCGCGGCCATGTTGATCGGCTGCACCGGCTTGCCCGTGCGGCGCTCGGACCAGATCAGCGGCTGCTCGGCCAGCATCGTGGCGTTGGCGTCGACCGCGGTGCGTAGTGCGATCGCGCGCGACCGGGCCTCGGGCGTGCCGCCGTTGGTGGCCAGGTTGGCCTCGACCTTCTGCACGTAGGTCCGCTGCTCGGCCGGCGACAGGCGCATGACGTTCTGCACCTCGCCCTGCACGGCGAGGGCCTGCTGGAACGCGGGCTCCTGCGACGTCCCCTTCACCAGCTCGGCGGTCTGCGCCACGAACTCGGGCGAGGCAGGGATGCCGGTCATGGTGAAGTCGAGGAAGCCCTTCACCGCCGTGGCGGCCTTCGCCTCGCGCCGGTCGATGTCCTGCTGCTGGCGGTTCTCGATCTGGGCGATGCGGGCCTTCACCTGGTTGGACAGCGCCAGCCGGCGGTCGGGCTCCATGTGCGGGGTGTAGCGGCCATCGTCGGCGGTCAGGTCGTTGTCGATGGCCTGCAGCGTGCCGATGTCGCCCGCGTCGTTGATGCGGCCCAGCGCCTCGTTGGTCCAGATACGGCGGCCTGAGTTGGCCACGATCTCCTGCGCCTGGGCCTCGTCCATGCCGCCAGCTCGCAGGGTGGTGACCATGGCGTTGACGCGGGCGACGCCCTCCTCGGTGTTCCCGGTGATGGCGGCCTGCAACTCGAAGTTGTCGATGGCCTTCTGCGACTCGGCACGGAATGCCGACCGCCGAGCGTCGATGACGACGTCTCGAACGCCAAGGTCAGCACGCTCGCGCTGGCCCTTGATGCCTTCGTCGAATCGCAGTGCGGCCTCGGGGTCCAGCCCAGCCGGCGGCTTCATCGGTGCCAACTTCTGAGATCGCTTGGACCACTCCGCCTCGGCCTGCTCGAACGGGACGACGCCGGTGCGCACCTCCTCGTCGAACTGCTGGCGGGCCTTGGCCAGCTCGATCTCGTGGGCGCTCAGGGCGTTCGTCGCGCGCACCCGGGCGAGCGCGTCCTGCTCCGCGTCCTTCTGCTCGGCGATCTGCGTCACCTGCTGGCCGAGGCCGACCAGCGCACGGCCCACCGGATCGCCCGGGTTGCCGATGCGCGTGTTCTGGACCGGCGCGGTGCCGGCGCCGTAGCCGTAGTTGCCGACCGGGATCTTGGCCATCAGGGACCGCCCTTGATGTTGTTGACGCCCTTGGTGGTGCCGCCCGTGCGCCAGCCGCTCGCCACCGTGTTGCCGGCCTGCAGCAGCGTGCCCGCAGCGCTGATGCGCGAGGCGTTGCGCGCCTGCCGGCCGCTGATGCGCGCGGCGACACCCTCCTGCACACGGCGGGCCGAGCGGTCCTCGCCGCCGAGGATGCTCAGGTAGGCGTCCTCGGCCGAGCGGCGGGTGATGTCCTGGTCGATCTTCAGCGCGGTGTCGGAGTTGAGGTCGACGCCGGACGCGGCGAGTGCAGCGATGGCGCGGGAGCGGTCGTTCTTCGCGCGGTCACGGATGCGCTGGGCCTCGACGCGCGCCATGCCAGCCTCGGCAGCGGCGTCGGCGTTGGCCTGCTTCTGCTCGTACTTGGACCATGCGTCGGCTTGCTCGCCCTGCTGGTACATGCCATAGGCAGAGATGGCGAGGCCGGCGGCCATCATGATGGTGGTCGGCTCACACACTGGGGGCCCCCTTCGTGAACAGGTAGAACTTGCCGCCCGGGCCGACGCCGCGGGAACGGTGGATGGTGAAGCCCAGCCACTCCAGCCAGCGGATGCTGCACCGATTGAAGCGGGCCACGATGTTGCGCAGATCGGGGTAGGCCGCGGCCATCACGTCCACCTCGGCGCGGCACGCCTGCACGAACTGGCGGCGCACCTTGCGGATGTCGTCGGTGGCGACCATCCAAGGGGCGCCGATGCCGGGGGCGATGTACGCCACGCCGTAGAGAATGGCCGGCACGCCGTCGACCTCGGCGACGTTCGCCCAGTCCGACAGCGCCACGGATTCCAGCAGCACCTCGCGCACGTCCTTGCCGCTGGACAGCGCCACCTCGCGGCGGTCGGCATCACGCAGGTGGTCCAGCACGTGGGCGACGCGCTCGGCAGTGGCCGGGTGGACGGTCAGCGCGGCCATCAGTCGTTCACCTGCAGCGACTGGACCACCGACAGCACCTGCCCCTTGAACGGGCGGGTCATCTGGATCTCGACCGTGGCCTCACCCTTGCGCCAGCCCAGCTTGCTGTCGCTGACCACGGTGGAGACCGACGGCAGCGGCTGGTCCAGCACCGTGGTGCCGAAGCCGCGCGAGGTCCAGGCCACGCCATTGATGGTCATGGCCGAGGTGTCCTTCACTCGCACCGCGATGCCGTACAGGCTGATGTTCTGGACCTGCGGCGAGCCCACCTGCGTGGGCACCTCGGGCGGCAGGGTCTTGATGCGGGTGGTGTACGGCAGGCCGATCTCGACCGCGTTGGCCGTGCGCGGCAGGGTGATCGCACCGCCCGACACCACGAAGTCGCCCATGTCGCAGCCGTCGGCCACCACCGCCACGGTCTTGCCGTTGAGGTGCGACAGGCCCGACCACGTCGCCGCGCCCGGACCAGACGTGCCCGTCACGCACGAATCGCTGCTCACCGTCTGATCCATGCGCTCGATGTACCGCTTGGTGCTGCCGCTGATGGTGCGGTTCACCACCAGCCAGACCTGCTCGCCATCCTCCACCGGGATGATGCACGCCGACTCCACCGCGCCGTCGGTCGTGTGGCGGTGCCAGCCAACCACGTCCTGGTCCTTGTCGATGGTCAGGCCCGCGATCACGCCGTCCTCGCGCACGCACCACAGCACCGGGTCTGGCACCTGCTGGTAGACCATCTGGTGGAATCCCGACTCGCTGATGTGCTCGGCCAGCACGGTGATGTCCGGGGCGCTGAACTGGCTGCTGTCGATGTCCGACGGGATCAGCGCGCGCAGCTTGCGCTTGGCCCGCTGCACGAACATCAGCTCGCCACCCACGCGCACAGGCGCCGCATCGGACGCGCCGTGCGGGCTCTGCTGGTCGACCTGGATGTTGGTCGGGGTGATGCCCTTCTCGACGCCGCCGCGCACGCTGAACTCGCCGCCGAAGGTGTTGACCACCACGCCGTTGAGCTGGGACAGGTGGCGGATGGGGTTCTGCTGGTCGCTGCTGACGATGTAGCTGATGGCGTTGTCGTCCAGCGGCCCAAGCTCGAAGTCGTAGTACAGGCCCGAGCGCGAGGACCAGAACGTGGTGGGGTACGCAGGTGAGCCGCCCAGCCAGTGGCGCTGCTGGTACAGCGTGCCGGTGCGCGGGTAGCCGAGCTGCTCGGACCACACCGGGTGCTGGATGGACCACGCACCGGCCTGCGCGGTGAAGGTGGGGCCGATGCCGGTCATCTTCTGCCGGATCACCCCGCGGTCGTTGGTCGGGGTGGCCGTGTCCTGCACCGTGATCTCGACCAGCCCGCCGTTGATGGAGATCATCGCGCCGAGGTCGCCGGTGTGCAGGAAGTTGCCGGCCACCGCGGCGAACTGCACCGTCTCACCCACCGCGTTGGTGCCGGTCAGGGACAGCGCCGTGGTGGGCTGCCCCTCCAGTGTCCAGCCGTTTGCCGGCAGCGTCGCCGTGCTGAACGGATACGTGATCTCGACGTTGGCCGAGGTCGGCGAGGTGATGCTGGTGATGCGGGCGACGCCGTCCTGATAGTGGATCTCGCGCCCGTTCGGGTTGGTCGGCGGGTTGTCGCGGTCGCCCTCGGTGAAGAACGCGGCCGATGCCGTCGCGGTCGTCGCGCCCAGGCCGGTGGCGCCGAGGGTGATGGTCAGGTTGTGGTACGTGCCGCGCTCGATCACCGGCGGCGGGTCGAACACGCACTCCTCGAGCTTCCACACGATGTCGGCGAAGCGGCGCAGGCGGTGAACCGGGACGTCGGGGTGGTACAGGAACAGGGTGTCGCCGCCCTGCGAGAAGGACAGCTCGTCCAGCATGGCCGAGGTGTACGGGCTGGTGATCTCGTACGGCAGGCCGCCGGACAGCAGCTGCGCGTTGTCGCGGTAGAACCGGATGTAGTTGTTGCCGAACTCCAGCACGTAGGACTGCGTCACGCTGAACACGTACGGCACCACGATGCTGCGCGAGGCATGCGTCTTGGACTCGGCCACGAACCGGAAGCCGGGCCGGCGCTCGACGCCGCCCTGCACCAGCACGATGCCGTTCTCGATGGTGTCCGCGCCGTTCTGGTAGCGGGTCACGTCCACGCGACCACGCATGCGGGTGGACAGCTCGCCCGCCGTGAAGTTGGTCTGGACGGTGTGCACCTTGATGCCCATCAGCGCACCCCGGGCGGCAGGTCACCGTAGCGGGAGGCGCGCAGCATGGACGTGCCCAGCGTCTGCGGGGGCTCCTCCATGCCGTCGATGGTGCGGGCGTCGCGCCACGCCAGGCGCAGGAGGCCGTCCATCTGCTGCACCACGGTCGGGTCGCGGGTGATGGCGTAGGCCATCGCGTGGGCCATGGCGTACGTCATGACGGTCACGAGGCTGCTGTCCCACGTCGACACGTTGTCGTTGCGCTGGATGTAGGACAGGTACAGCGGGTTCTCGTCGCACAGCAGCGCGCGCGCGCCGGTGGGGCCGCGCTCGATCTTATAGTCGATGCCTTCGGCCTGGTTGTAGATGCCGACGCCCAGCGGGCGCAGGCAGTCGCCCGGAAGCGTGTACTGGTAGGTGTAGCCGTACGCCGGGGCGGCGCTATCGGGCGAGAAGGCCGCGCGGGTTACGCAGCAGTTCCACGGATGCGACCGCTGAACCTGCTCCAGCACGCTGTCCCACAGCCCCGCCGCCACCTGCGCCCGGGCGATCCCGGGGTCGTTCGCCTCGCTGAAGTCGGCGATCGGCTCCGCTCCGAGCATCATCAGCGCGTTGGAGCAGATTGAGACCTTGTCGGCGGCCATTCGTGGTGGTCCTCAGCAGGAAGCCAAACTCCGGCGCCCGTTCGGACGCCGGAGGTACAGCGAGCGGGGCAAGAAGCCCCGCCATCAGTCGACGACGTACGCGACGCGCAGGTTGATGACCTGCGCCGCCTGCAGCGCCGCACCGGCCACGGTCGAGATCAGCGTGCCGTTGTTGGTCGCGGCCGAGCTGACGTCGGACACCTCGAACGTGGCGCCGTTGGCTTCGGCGGCGTCCGGGGTGGCCGAACCGGCCGAGGTCACCGCGGTGGCCGCCAGATGGCGGGCCGCGCTGGCCGCGTCGCCCAGGTTCAGCGTCGAGGACGCCGCACCAGCCGACCAGCGCAGGCGCGACAGGTGGCCGAGCACGCGGGCGCCGATGGGCAGCGTGCCCCACGTGATGGTCTCGCCGATGATCGGGCCATTGGAGGCCGGGACGGTGTAGGTGGATTCGAAGAAGCGGACGCGGCCACCCAGCGTGTTTGCCTTGTTCTTGGTCGGCGGGGTGGTGGCGTTGTTGGTGGCGATGGTGCCGAGGCCGTTGGCCATGATCGTGTCCTCTCAGGTATCGGGTTGGTTCGGGGTCGTGGCGGTCAGGAGACCGATCACGACTCGAGGCAGGCGATCTCGACGACGCCTTCGTCTTCGACGCGGACGGCGCCGAGCGACTGGCGGGCGTAGACCTGCGTGCTGTAGTTCTTGCCGGGCAGCACGTCGATGCCGACCGTCTGGTCCATGCCCACGCCGAGGTTCACGCAGCCGCGCGACCAGGCGACGCAGAAGCGGTCGGTGCCGACCTTCGCCACGATGGAGTCGGCGCGCACGAACTTGAAGCCGCAGAACGTGTCGACCTGGCCCATGGCCAGCGCCTTCACGTTGTTGTAGTCCACCGACTTGATCTCGGTGGTGCCGAGCAGGTTGGTGATCTGCTTGGTGGTCACGACCATGACGCGCTTGGCGGCCATGTTCGGGCTCTGGCCGTCGCCCTCCATCTCGTCGTCGACCTCGGCGGCGTCGAGGATTTCCTTGGCCTGCAGGATCTTGGCGAGGGTGAGGCCGGCGCCACCGACGGCGATCTTCTGGCCGGCCGGCAGGGCGATGTTGCCCGACGGCGAGCGCGAGTTGCCGCGGGCGGCGTCGTAGATCAGCTGGTCGCGGCGGCGGTTGTGGGCAGCGACGGCCGACTGCACGTACGCGGACTTGATGTCGGCGAGGGACTTGATCTTGTCCATCTCGTCGACGAGGTCGGCCCATGCCCAGTCGGACAGGTCCAGCCAGCGACGGCTGTGGACGCCGTTGACGTACTGGGTGTCGCCGTGGCGGTTGGTGAGCTGGTAGGTGTCGGTGCGGGCGAGGCGGTCGGTCGACTTGGAGGTGCCGACGATGCCCGACTCGATGCCGACGAAGGGGGACAGGCGCGAGGTGCGCTGCTGGCCGAGCTGGCGGATGTTGTCGCCGAACTGCTGGACGAAGGCTTCGGTGATGGTGAACGACATGGTGATGTCCTCGGGTGGGAAACGGGTTGGGGTGCTGGCCGTTTCCGGGTGTCCGCAGGGCGGGCCGGTGTCGTTGCGCGGGGCCGAATGCGCGGGCGGTGAAGCGGGTGTCGCAGTGCCACCTGCGGCCGGTGCTCATCGTTGTGCGCATGCGGTGGCGAGTTCTCGCCACAAAAGAAAAGCCCCGGACATGCCGGGGCGAAGTACCGCGAGGGGAGAGAGATCAGGCGGCGGTCTTTGCCGTCACCTTGTGCCGCTGCTCGTAGAGCTTGGTGAGCTTGTCGACGACCGCCTTGTGCTGCGGGTGGTTGTCGTCGAGGAACGCGGGATCTGCGCGCAGCTCGGCGATGGCCGAGTTGAGCGTCGCGGCATCGGACGGCATGCCGACGGTGGGCGAGCGGTCCTCGCCGATCTCCGCACCGACGCGCGCGGCGAAGATCAGGAAGTCCGGGTCGGTGCCGAACTTCTCCATCAGCCGGTTGATGCTGCCGGGCTCGTCGCCCTGGGCGGCGTACGCGGACGCGGCGCGGTTGGCGGCCTTGAGGTTGGTGTCGAAGCTGGCAGGGTCGGACCACACCTTGCCCAGCTCGGCCTTGGCCTCGTCCACCGACAGGCGCTTCATCTCGCCGGCAAGCTCCGGCGTGCGCGCCAGGTACTCGCCGATGACGTAGCTCACCTGCGCGTTGGTCAGGCCCTTGGCGTGCGCGCCCTTCAGGAAGTTCTGGTACAGCGGGTCGGCCTTGATCTGCTCGAAGTCGAAGCCATCCGGCAGGCCCTCGGGCTTGTACTCGTCGGGCGAGGCCGGCGGCTTCTCGTCGGTGCCGAGCTTGGACACGAGGTGCTTGTAGCCCTCGCCCATCTTGCGGGCGCTGGCGTCGAGGTCGAGGGTGCCGTCCTCCTTGGTCACGCGGTACTTCTCGGGCAGCCAGTCGTTGGCGGCCGGGGCGTCGGGTGCAGCAGCGGCCGGCGTGGCGGTCAGCAGGGACTCGGCCGGCGGGTTGGGGGTGGCGGTCGTCGCAGTGGAGCCGGCGGCCGCGGTATCGGCCGGAGCCGGCGCGGTGGCGGGGTCACTCGTCATGGGTGGTGCGCTCCATCGTGATTGCGCCATTGGCGCGGTTGATGCGGGACGCGATCCACTCGATCACGTCCCGCTGACCTTGGCGGAAGTACGTCTTCAGGGCGGCGTTGTCGCCCTCGAGCACGACCGATCGGACGAACAGGCGCTCCATCTCCTCGAGCACCTGCGCGCCCTCCGGGTTGTTCACGAACACCCGGACGTAAACCATCGGGTCCAGCGGCATGCGTCAGCCCTCGGCCGACACGCTGTACGGGATCGACTTGCCCGCCTGGCCCATGTTGCAGGTCAGTCGGTACTGGCGGTTCTGCACGCTGAGGTTCAGCGCGAGGTTGACCTGCGCCGACGTGAACGCGCCGCCTGCGTTGCTCCACGTCGCCCCGTTGTTGTCGGAGAACTGGAGCTGCACGGGGTTCGATGCGCTCACGTCACCGGACACGTTGATGAGGCCGGAGCGGGTGCCGGCACCGGACCATGCCGGGGTGGCGAGCGTGTCGGAGATCATGACCGCATTGGGGGCGGTGGATGCGAAGGTTCCGGCGATGGTCTGGGGCATGGCGGCGGTCTCGGTTGGTCAGGCGGCGTTGAGGGCTTTGCGCATCTGCCGCTCGAGGGCGGCGTGGTAGCGGGTGTCCCGCATCGCGCGGATGCGTTCGCGCTTGCGGGCGGCGATGACCTGCCGGAGGAACTGCCACTGCCGCTTGGTCAGCGGCCGGGGCTCGTAGCGGTTCGGGCGCATGTCCACGGCGTAGAACTGCTCGACCGAGAGGTTGGCCAGCTCGCCGACGGTGGCCGGCGGGTCCACCACGGTGCCAACGCTGGCGCCGTCGATCAGGCCGAGCATCAGGACGTGGGGGAGGCTCATGTG